GCACTATCAGCATCAGTAAGTGGTAGTTTAATGGCAGCTGCTGGGTCAACTTCAGGACAATATCATCAATCAGGTTCCGTATCAGGTTCATTAAAATTATTTGATGCATTGAAAAAAGGAGCTGACTTCCAAGCAAGAAGAACTGAAAATGTTTCTACTTCACACTATTTTGTAAGAGCAAACAATAGAGAATTCAACTTCTCAAACAACCCAACATTTGTAACAGGTTCGGTTGGTCAATTTGTACAACCATTGTTTGAAAGAGACCCTAGGGTTTATATTACAACCGTTGGTTTATACGATGATGCAAATGAATTATTAGCAGTAGCTAAAACTTCTAAGCCAATTGAAAAATCATTTGATAAAGAAGTTGCAATCAAAGTTAAATTAGATTTCTAATCGGAGAATATATTAAAAAATGTAAAGCCCCCTTATTTGGGGGTTTTTCATTAAAAGAATATTTATATTTGATATGTTAAAAAGAATACCAAAATCAGATATTAGTGTAAGACCATTCAAAGCTTTTAAGGAATGGACAAAAACCACAGCTTCCGCATCTGTTTTAATTGCCCAAAGTGGTAACTACGCAGATACCCAAATGCATCCTATTTCGGAAGGACATTTGAGTGGTTCCACATATAACAAACATTCATTATATGGTCAAATAAGAGCAACGTTCTATAATGGTAGAGAAGATAATCCAATCGAAAGATTTGGTGTAAAAACAAATACATTTACTATTATAACCAAAGCAAAAGAAAGAAATATTAGTGATAATGCATTAGTTATTTCTTTACCACAAAAGTGTATTGGTGAAGGAATTAAGAAACAATCAGTTTCATTAAATTATAATAATAAAAACTATATAGATGATGGTTTTGGAAATTTAACAGGACCAGGTGTTGATTTAGAATTAAGTGTAGTAAATTTTGATACAGAAGTGTTTCAATTTATTGATTTGACAAATACTATAAGTTCATTTCAAATTAATTCATTAAACTTAGAAAATAACACCATAAATGTAGTATATGAAACAATAACATATACATTAGTTTTAATAAAAATTGATTTCGAAAATAATGTATTGGAGGTTGAATCGATACCATTTTTAGAAGATATTATAGATTATAAAGGAAACGTATTTTATAATCAAGGTTTGATTGTAATAGAAACTACTAGCTCATTTAACCAATCCACATATACATTGGATTATAAATCAACACAAACAATATACGAACACGAATATCTACTTATAGTAAACGAAGATGAATTTAATGTATCACAAAATCCATCTGCTATCGTAGAAGTTGGTAAAGAAACATCTTTTATAACAGGTTCTGATAATAAAATTTATAAAGTTGTTAATAATCCGGGTACTAAATACATTCGTAAAAAATCAACATTAGAAAACGGAAGCACTATTGATTATAGAATACCATCAACATACAAAGCATCGGTATCGGGTGGATTTGAGCACTATGATTTGAGTGGTTCGGTGGATTCAACGGGTTCATTTTTGGCACCATTTATAACAACAATTGGATTATATGATGATGATTGCCAATTGGTTGCTGTTGCAAAATTACCACAACCAATTAAATCGGAACCAGATATTCCTGTAAACTTTATTATCCGTTTTGACACATAATCTATATTTATAAGTAAATAAACAAATATGTCTAAGATTTTAGAAACATACAAAGCACAACAATCATCACTAGGTGTTGATAAAATTGGATTTGATGCGGCAGTAAATGCAAAAACTCCGTATACTACAAATGATTTGAAAAAAGCAGATGAGCAAGTATTAACTGCGGCAAAATTCAAAACAGGAAGAGGTGGGGAGTTAAATGAGAAAAAATACTCAGATTCAATAAAGAAATAATTTTAATGGTTAAGAAAAAAGTTACAAAAAAGAACAACCCTAAATGGGTTGCAAAGAAATATGGATTTAAATCAGGTCTTGAGGAAAACGTTTCAAAACAAATCGAAAGTAAGGGTATTGAGGTTCAATATGAATCAGAAAAAGTGGCTTATACTATACCTGCTTCTGAACACACTTACAATCCTGATTTTAGGTTACCAAATGGGATTATTATAGAAACTAAAGGTAGATTTGTTCTTACGGATAGAAAAAAACATTTATTAGTAAAAGAACAAAACCCAAATTTAGATATACGATTCGTATTTTCTAATTCAAAAAACAAAATCAATAAGAAATCCAAAACCACCTATGGAGATTGGTGTGATAAGCATGGATTTAAGTATGCAGATAAGGAAATACCAAATTCTTGGTTTTCTGAGTAAAATACTTATGTAAATATTTGGTAATATCAAATATTTGTTGTATATTACAGTTGTGTTGAAGCAAACTGATAAAAATATCGTAGTATCCACGTTGTCTAATACGTTGGGTAGTTATCTTACATTAAAAGGTAACGAATTAGCATTTTATTGTCCTTTCTGCAATCACCACAAACAAAAACTACAAGTTAATACGGAAACCCAAAAGTGGCATTGTTGGACTTGCAATAGTGGTGGTAAAAAATTGACATCTTTATTAAAAAAGTTAGATGTTGATAGAAAGACTATTTCAATCATTAGAGAAATCTACGGAGATAGCAATTATAACCCACAATTAGAGGATGCCGATACAAAGGTGTTCATTTCCCTACCAAAAGAATTTATAAGTCTTAGTGAGGTTCCTAAAGGGTTTAATCCCGAATATAAACATGCTATACATTACCTAACCCAAAGAGGAATAGGTATTAAAGATATAATCAAATATAATATAGGATATTGTAAAGATGGGTTGTATGGGCAAAGAATAATTATACCATCATACAATTCCGATGGGTCACTTAATTACTTTGTTTCTCGTTCGTATTATCCGGACAATAAAATGAAATACAAAAACCCACCAATCAGCAAAAATGTAATATGTTTTGACTCACAGGTAAATTGGAATGAACCAATTATACTTTGTGAAGGTGTATTTGATGCAATTACAATCAAAAGAAATGCAATTCCACTTTTAGGTAAGTTTCCATCCAGAACATTGGTTGAGAAAATCTTTATGAGTGGTATTACCGATATTATTATTTCATTGGATAACGATGCAATTAATGAGGCGCTTAAAGCTGCCGAATATTTTAGAAAACAAGGTATTCATGTAAAAATGATGTATCTTAAAGATAAAGATGCCGCCGATATGGGGTATGAAAAATTCTACGAAGAACTAAAGAAAACTAAAGAGTTTTCATCGGAAGAATTATTATTGAACAAAATAAATTCATTATGAGTTTAAAGAAGATTTATCATATTGCAGATATTCATATCCGTAATGTGAAAAGACACAAAGAGTATAGACAGGTATTTGAAAAAATGTTTGTAGAAATCCGTCAAAGAGGAACGGAAGATGCAATCATTTATTTAGCAGGTGATATTGCACATGCTAAATTAGAAATGTCACCAGAATTAGTCAACGAAATTAGTTGGTTATTCAAAGAGTGTGCAAAGACTTGTCCTACAATTCTTATTACCGGAAATCACGATTGTAATATGAACAATATGGATAGAATGGATGTTCTTAGTCCTATTGTTGATGCATTAGAATTAGAAAACTTCTTTTACTTAAAAGATACACAAGTTTATTCAATCGGTGGTGTTGATTTTTCGGTATTTAGTATTTTAGATAACAAAGACAATTGGATTACTGCTGATAAATTATTCGGTAATAAAAAGATTGCATTATTCCACGGACCTGTTGATAATTCTCAAACTGATATTGGTTATGTGGTAAGTAGTAGACATTTTACAACGGATATATTTGATGGATTTGATTTAGCACTTTTAGGTGATATTCATAAACGTCAAGAAATGATTTCTCCGAAAGGATGTAAAGTAGTTTATGCAGGTTCACTAATTCAACAAAACTTTGGTGAGACATTGGATAGACATGGGTTTTTAGCATGGGATTTAGATACAATGACCTATGAAGAAATTGATATCAAAAATGACTATGGTTATTATACTATGGATATTGACAATGGTAAAGTTCCAGTTGTAAATGATATGCCAAAATATCCTCGTTTAAGAGTAAGATTATCAAACACCGATTCTGCCGATACTAAAAAGGTAATTACGGAAATCAAAATGAGATATGGTGTTGAGGATTTTACAATTATTAGAACAGACTCATTATCAAAAAAGAAAACAGGAGATAGAGGTAATAAATTGGAATTTGAAAATATTTCTGATATAAATTATCAAAACTCTTTAATCAATGAGTATGTAGAAAGAATGATGCCATTTGTTGATAGTAAAGATTTAGCACAATTAGAAAGAATTAACAGAGATGTAAATAGTAGAATTGTACACGAAGATACTTTAAGAAATATTATGTGGAAACCAATTAGATTTGAGTTTTCTAATATGTTTTCTTATGGTGAAGACAACAAAATCGACTTTACAAAGTTAAATGGATTGATGGGATTGTTTGCACCTAATGCACAAGGTAAATCATCTATCTTTGATGCTATATCATTTTGTTTATATGATAAAAGTAGTAGAGCATTTAAAGCACAAAACATTTTAAACAATCGTAAAACCGATTTTAGATGTTATTTACATTTCCAAGTTAACGGTGTGGATTATCATATTGAAAGAACAGCCAAAACAATCAATAAAGGAAAGAATGTAAAAGTAGATGTAAACTTTTGGTACATTGATTTGGATAATCAAAAAGTATCTTTGAATGGAACAGAGAGAAGAGACACCAACTCAGTAATTGAACAATATGTTGGTAAGTATGAAGATTTCGTATTGACTGCATTATCGTTACAAGGCAATAACTCTATATTCATTGATAAATCTCAATCAGAAAGAAAAGACTTACTTGCTCAATTTATGGGATTGAATGTATTTGATAAGTTATACGATACCGCAATTGAAGATATTAAAGAAGTTTCGGTTCTTATTAAGAATTTTAAGAAAACCGACTTTACAACTGAACTTGCTGATAAAGCAAATGAGTTAAAGGATAAGAAAGGTGAATTAAAAGAATTAGATAAAGAATTAAATAAATTAAATGGTGATAAAGGTGGATTAGATAGTGTTATATTAGAATTAAGTAGAAACCTTACTCCAATTGATTCTAATTTAGATTTGCCTACATTGGAAGAAAAGAGAAAATCTATATCTAAACAAATTGAAGATTTAGAAAGTGAATACGAATCAAAAGAAACTAAAATAGAAGAATACAAAGGATTGCTTACGGAAGTTTCACAATCCATATCAGAAAAATCTAAATTTACAATAGATGGTACTGAAGTTGATATAGAAGTTGCTCATAATGATTTTCTAAAACAATCAAAAGATTTAGTAGAGGCAGAGAAGGTTTATCAAAAAGCAAAACAACAATTAGAAGTTGCAGAGGAAAAGATTAAGCATTTGGATAATCACCAATATGACCCTAATTGTAAATTTTGTTGTGATAATGAGTTTGTAAAAGATGCAATGAAAGCAAAAGTCGATTTAGAAGGTTTACAGACCGATGCAGACCATCTTTTAGATGATGTAAATTCTATCCTAACAACTTTACAAATATTAGAAGGTGTAGAAATACAATATAATGAATGGAATGAATTAAAAACAAAATATTCTAAAGGGAAAGTTATATTAGAAAAGTCTGAGGCCGAGTTAGAAGGATTGGAAACGAAAGAGGAATTATTACAAACTCAATTAGATAAGGTTGAAGAGGATATTGACAAATATTATGAAAACGAAGATACAATTCAAAGTAATAAAGAATTGGAAAAACAAATAAAAGAATTAGAAATAGAGAAAAAGAAAATTGATTCAGATATTAAGGATATTACTAAACAACTATCAGCTATAAATGGTTCTATTTCATCATTACAGACATATATAGAAGGTATAAAACAAAAGATGAGTGATGTTAAGGAATTAGAAGAAAAGAACCGATTATACACCTATTATTTAGATGCAGTTAAAAGAGATGGTATTCCATATGAACTAATTTCAAAAGCATTACCCGTTATTGAGAGTGAGATTAACAACATATTAGGACAAGTTGTAGACTTTGGTATTACATTGGAAATGGATGGTAAATCTATTAATGCAAAGATTGTTTACGAAGACCAGGAATGGCCATTGGAGATGTGTAGTGGTATGGAGAAGTTTGTAAGTGGCCTTGCTATTAGAGTTGCACTTATCAATGTATGTAATCTACCTCGTCCAAATTTCTTAGTAGTGGATGAAGGATTCGGAACATTAGATGCAGATAATTTATCTTCATTATTTATGATGATGCAATATCTTAAAACTCAATTCGATTTTATATGGATGATTTCTCACTTAGAACAAATGAGAGATATAGTAGATGGGTTGATAGAAATCAAAAAAGAAAATGGATTTAGTAAGATTGACTTTTAATATTTATTTTTATGATAGATGTAAAACAATTTAGAGAAGAAGGATATATTTACGATAGTTTAGAAAACTACAAAGATTTAATTAATTTTTCTGAATTTGTGGATATAAAATCAAAAATTGATGAAAAAAATATTAAAAGATTTTCAAAATATGATTATTGGTATAAGTTTAAAGATTTATCTTATATGGAAGAAATTATTTATGAAAATTTCTTAAAAAGAGATAGTAATTTAAATGTTGCAGATTATGTGTATAAAAAATCACATGAGTGGATGATAAAAAAAATAGAAGAGTGTGGATTTTATCCAACTTGGGTTTTTGGAACATCAACCGATACGGATATTGATAGATTAATAAACACAGATACATTACGAAATTTTGAATTAAATTTTGCAAAAAAATATTATCCAGAAAAAACATACAAATCTTTTTATTCTTCCAAAAAATTACAATTTTACGATGAGGGTTGTGAGATTAAATTGCATGATGATGGGCAACCTAAAGATAGAGTTTGTGTTTTTTTGTATTTTTTAAATAATGAGTGGGATGAAGAAAATGGTGGATATTTATTATTACATACCAAATCCAAAAATATTATAAAAGTAAAACCAACTTTTCCTAACTTCGTTGTATTGGATAGTGATGTAAATTTATTTCACGAAGTACAAAGAGTAAACAAAAATATAAAATATAATATTGTATCTTTTTATAGTGGGAATGTTTAGTAGGATTGATTTCTAATCGTAACTTTATCAGCCTTCAACACACCTGATTGAGGTTTTGAAACACCAATGTGTTTTTTGATTAAATTTTCAACTAAACTTCCCATTTTAAACCCGTGTTCTTCACAATATGATTTGAGAAGTTCATGGGTTTCTTTTTTGATTTGTAACATTGCGTATTTCATAACTTATTTAGATTTCTTTAGTTTTCTATAATACAATATAGTATTTATTAGTTTTCTTTATATAAGTATTGATTATTTATTTTTTTAAAGATATTTATTTAAAAAGATACATGGCTGTTATAAAAAAAACCTTATTCCCAAAAAACCTTAGTAACTATTCTGTATTAGTTAATGATACTGCTCCAAATAGTAGATATTTTCAAATAAGTGAATTACCTGATACTTTTACTGGAGGTAAAAATGCTTTTCTTATAGCCGGTTCGGAAGAATTGGTTCCAGATACAAAAATACAAATTGAATTAAAAGATTCTGCTGGTAATATAATTTATCATGAACCCGGTGAAGGTATGGTATCATCATCAATTAATGGTGAAACCTTTGTAACAGAATACTATGAAGGTGTATCTAAAGTGGTCGCTGTTTATGTATATCCTGATACCGCTTATGGTCCTTGCACATTGACCGTATTAGGTGAATTAAACCAGTATGTTGATGAAAATGGTATTATAAGAGTTGTTCCTGCTGAGTGGGAAAATAAATACAATGTAAAGTGGGAAAAACAAATAAATGTAAACCCATCTTTACCAAATGTAACTAAAATAAGATTTTATCAAAGACCTAAAGTTACAATTACGGAAATACTATCACCAATTTATAGAATAGAAAGTGGTTCAAAAGTAAACTCAGGAGTAAGTCAATCTTTTGCTGATATAAAATTATCGCAATTAGAAACATTTGCAGGTGATGTTAAACGAGTAAAAGTTTTTAGAACTTCACAGGGTGATATTTCTGATTTTGATTTGATACAAGATATATTGGTTGAATCAAAAGAATTATTAACAAGTTATGGTTTAACTGGTAGTGTTGTTGGTGAAACTGGAATATTAACATCAGAAACTTTACAAAATTATTGGAATACTGGTTCACTTACTA